TCAAAACTTATAAAACTTCTTGCTGGAGCATTTCCTAAATAAGCCATGATTTTCCTTATGTACTTATATCATCTACAGCGCCAACGACAGTATCTAAAGAAGAAGCTGTATCTGATTTAACATACAGTTGATCTCCTGAAGCAAGTACTATCTTCGAGCCTCCATCAATAAGTTCTAATGATCCGCCACTTACAATCGGCGCATTTTTGATTAAATAATAATTTGCTGACGATCTTCTAATGTAAGCTTCAACAGTAATTGTTGAAGTAGTAACGTTAGCCATTCTAACACTAATTAAAGTATCAAAACTATTTGCAGCTCCGCCTAAAGCATCTACTGCAGAAGTTCCTGTTTCTCTTGTTAAATAATTTCTAAAGTTTTGTGCCATAATTTATTCCTTATACTATAACGCAATTGACATTGCAATGACGAATCCTGCTGTTACTCCTGCTGCTCCATTTGAAGCTGCTGTTACTCTACCTTTTGCATCTACTGTAATTGATGAATTTGTATAACTAGCAGCTGATACCCCAGAGTTAGCTAGCGTTAATGCTCCGCCAGATGCGATTGTTGCATCACCCGACATTGCAGATTCTTGGTAACTTGTACCATCTCCTATAAGTATTTTACCTGATGTTACATCAGGCATTATTAATTGAGATCCTACAGTTAAATTTCCATTTACATAATTAGATACAGTATTTGCAAAGTTACCCATCAATGAGTGACTTGAACATTGGTAATAAACAATATTTGGAGTGTTTGCATCTACTGCTATTTGTGTATACGCACCAGATGATCCTGGAGTTCCGTTTGTAGTTACACCTGTAGTGTAAGCTGTAGATTTGTCTGCTTCTAAATAAAATCTTAATGGGTGACCGCTGTTTGTAGAATCTGCTTGATCAAATCTATAATAATATTTGTATGATGAGTCTGCACCTGAAAATGTGATTGCTGGTGATTCTAATCCATCAAAAAAATATGCACTTGAAGATCCTTGACCTGAGTAAGGATGTGCTGCTGTTTTAGTACCAACTTTAACTGTAATAATTTTTGGTGCTGATGAAGAACCATATTCTTCTGGTTTAGGTAAACTTATTTTTGCACCAGGCACTGTACAGAATACTTCTGTTGCACCCGCAAAGTTTACAAGACCATCACTATTAGAACTGGAGATAACATTAGTTCTAGCAAGTGTACTTGCTCCTCCGTTTAAAGTTCCAAAACCAACTTCAAAATTATTAGTACCGTTTTCAAAAATACAATAGTATGTCGTATTACTTCCACCGATACCTGCAGCAAAAGTTTCAAAACCTGTTACCGCACCACCAAGTGTAAACGTACCTGTCCCAGTAGTCGAACTAGATTCTTTGACCCTATCGTTTAATTTAAACGCCATTTAAATTTTCTCCTTACGCCATGCTTATGATAGCATTAGCCGGTGTACTTGGATCAGGATAAGAAACTGTAAACGTACCATTAGTAGCTGTTTTGTTTCCTCCAAAATCTAATACAACACATAATTTATCACTCTTGTCATCATTGTAGATAGCTGCAAACGCTGCTGTAAAAGTAGCATTAGCCCAAGTACTATCTGCAAAGTCAACCGAAGCAACTGCAGTTCCAGAAGCTACAGCTTGTGAAGTTAAAGTTTTTCTTTCGTAGTTTGAACTACCAGCAGAACTAACTTCATTAGTTGTAAGCGCAACTGTACTTGCAGTACTATACGGATTAGATGTGTACAAAGCTATTTTGAAAGCATCTCCTCCATTTGCAAAGTTATGTGTTCCCGAAAAGAGTTCTCCTCTAAATGCGAACGGTATTATATTTGCCATATTGTTTTCTCCTTAAATTTACGGTGACGGTGATTTTAAAGGAGTACGAATAACACCATCTTGATATTCGTCTCGGCGTCTACGACCTTGTTGTTCGATCGCGTACGATTGTAAAGCTTTTTCGTATGCTTGATTGTAGTATTGTAGCATATCTACAGGACCTTTCAAGTATCCATATGCTTCTACCAGACATCCATATAAAAGTAAATCTTGATATTTATTAGACATGTATGTTCCAACTGTTGATGCTGGATTAGCGGTAGTAGGTTGTGTTGTGCTTGTTATACTAATAGGTTGTTTAATATAAGCTAAAGTTATTGAAAAAGTAGCGTTTGGTGTGGGTGCAACTACCCAAAATTCAGCATCCCAATTTCCATAATATTTAGGAATACCAGAAGCTGTGTTAGGTGTATTATAATATTCCGCCATAAAACTTGTATCTTTTTTTTCTAAAAAAGTTTGATTACCTGCTGAATCAGTTAATTGTGCATATCTAATTACTCTTAAATCAGTTGGAATAGTTACATATCTATTTCCATTAACTAAAGCAGATGTTGCATAAAACCTATTGTCATCTGAGTCTGCTTCCCTGTAAATTTTATTTTCAGTATTTTTAATTATTGTGTCTAAAATAGTATTAGATAATACAGAATCATCTACCTCTGTGTAGTTTCTAATATCATCTTGTAGATTTGCTAAAGTGTAAGCCATTATTCTGATGTTCCTTTATGTTTTCTATGTATTTTTTCTTGTTTATCCAAACGTACTTCTTCATACATTTCAAGATGAGGATCTTGTTTTTCAGGTGTAAATATATTTTTAATCCAATTCCAAATTTTATTTATCATGGTGTTATTGTTATAGGTCCGACGGAACAACCGTAACCTCCTCCTTTTACATTTCCTGTTGTAGCAGTATCTGCGTTAACTGTAAAATAGAAAAAATTACTTAATGCAAAGTCTGTTGAAACTCTTACTCCATTTTGAAACAAACCAGTTGTAATAGCATATCCTGAACCTTGACCTATTTGTGCACCTGTTATTCCGTCAAAATTAGGAATAGTTGCATAAGCAAAAACAGGATTAGTTGCTGTTCCGGTTCCTGGTGATATTGTAGGTGGTCCTCTAAATAAATAAGTTGTACCATTTGTTAAACCATGTCCTGGAACATTTACATTTATAATACCTGATCCTGCTTGATATGTTTTAAAACCATTTTGAGGAATCATAACAGTTGTAATTGGTTCTGTTCTATCAACTCTAACTTGATTTAAAGCAACACCATCACCTCCATATGGTTTAGGTTCTAATTGTGGTTGCTTTGGTTCAAATTCAGAAAAATGAACTAATGCACCATTCCATTCTTTAACCATTTCTTTCCATGGAAACTGCATGCCTGATCTATCTGATATAGCTTTTGCGTGTTTACCTGATGCATATTTAGACATAGTTAAGTACCTGGATAATAAACTTTAGGTGTAATATACGTGCTTGAAGCTGAACCATCTTCTTGTAATGCTCTTTGAAATTCATCTTCATAAACTAGTTTCATTTGTTGAGTTAATTCTGGAGCATACTTCATTGATAAATAATAAGTTAATCCTGAGACCATACACGGTACAAATCTAAAAGGCATATCTGTTGCATTTGTATAAGCACCTACATCTTGAATTCTTTTTATATAAAAAATATTCATATTTTTAGATGCATTGGTTGAATCAGGTGTGGGATAAACACTAATACTAACGTGATCTATAAATCTTTGTACCCAATATTGATTAGGTGAACCTTGAGAAAGTTTATTTGAAAAAGCTGCATAAGTTGATCTATCAACTTTTGTCATAGGACTATCAGATTGATCAGTTTGATTATAATCGTTTCTTAACTGCGCCTCAAGAACATCTGACATTCCATATATGCCATTAGTTGGCAAAGTTATAGCACTTGTACCATCAGCAGAGGATCTAAAAAATTTATATTCAGCTTGACCTTGTATTAAATCAATATTAGTACTTGCTATTTCCCAATAGTGAATACCTCTGTTGCCCCATTCTTGAAGCATTATATTTAAAGATCTTCTTGAAGTTTTTAATTGATAACCTGTTACTTGTTGGATACCTAATCGTTCAAAAGATTCTTCTATAATTTCATCAATAGAAAAGTCTTTATCAAAAACTGTAGTTTCAGAGGTAGTGTTAGCCATGAGCTTACGCTCCTGTGATAGTTAACGTAACGCTGCCGTCTGTACCAGACGTTTGTGTTAAAGTAGCACAAACTCCATTTTCAAATAAAATACCTGAACCTGGAATATATACTTCAAGTCCTTCAGTTTCATATCTGTAAATAGCTTTTAAATTACCTGCACCTACATCACTTGCAGAAGCTACATCATGTAAAGATAAGACAGAACCTGCTTCACCTCTGCCTTGAATAGAAGTAACTCTAGATCTTGCTCCTCTTAAAACAGAAGCCGCACCTGTAGTTTTATTTAATGTTGTTTGATCTGAATTCATATTTTCTCCTTAAAATTAATATGTGGGCCCGGAGGCCCACACTAATTATTTATTACTGCGTGTCTGAACTAGAATCAATTCCTAAAATTTTAAGAACGATTACAGTATCTCCACCTGGATCTCCAGAAACAACTAATTCAACCTCGTCTCCAGCTAATCCTGCTACACCTGGTGCAAAACCAGACATACCAAGTACACCATTGCAACCTAAGAAACCTTTCCAACCAGTTGTATTAAGAGCTAAAGAAGCTCCGTCAACATAACCGTCTGTGTCAGCATCTGTTCCAATGTCAACTAAGTTAAC